TTGCTACTTTAATACCTTTTAGTTCACTAACCAAAAACTTAAAGGCTTCTTCGTCCATTTGTAGCCAGAATGCTTGCTTGGTTTCAATATCCTCTGGTGAGAATTCTAGACCTACTTCAGCAAAAGCTGCTAAACGTGTTTGAAGAAGTGCGGCCTGAGCTTGTTTTTGCTCAACGCCTACTTTGAAAGCTTTCAATGAGTCTAGCTCAGTATTTAACTCTGTAATTTGAGTTTTTAGAGCTTCGTTTTCATTGGTGGCTTCAGCTAACTTTGTATTTAGCTCTTCTAGTTCCACTGTTGTATCCTCCACACTAGACTGTCCATTTTTCTGCGTGTCAGACAAAATACGCTCAGCTTTTTTAGTTAGCTCGTCTTTGTTTTCCACATTGGATTGTGGAATACGGGCCAAAGCGTTGCGTAAATGTGGCAAATCAACCTTACCACTAGAATCTTTATATGGAAAATGACGTAATGATCGTGGGGTAGTTTTACCTTCACTATCTTTTGTTCCGCCCTTTTCTATAAATAAAAACGCTGAATCTGGTAAATTATTGATATATGCTCTTGTCCATACCGCAGCTTCAGACAAATATTCGTTTGTTTCTTCGATCTCAATTGATGCTACTGCTAAGACTGGCGTTCTTCCAGAGTAAGCAGCTATGCCTACAATGGTTGCAGCTCGAACAATTGGGTCTTTCAACCAACGAATTCCTACGTCATCTATTTCTTCTTCACTATAGAGTAATTCCCACGAAATATTTAGTGGATTACCTGATGCAAAGGCAGACTTTAGTTGTGCAACGTCCTCCGGTCTCTCTTCTGCCCACAATGCAGCTTTACCCACGATTTGTTTACTTTGAGAAGTTTCGTTATACTTCTCAGTTAAATTGGAAATAACTCCCAATGGAAGCGCGTTTTCGTGCCCAGGAGCAACCTCGCCTTCTGCCACTTTTAATGGCATATAAATTCCAGTTTGAATCAAGGAGGCAAACTGGTCGGCGTGTACCCCGACTCCATTATCGTTTGGACGATCATCGGTAAAAACGAACTCCATCCAAGATAGTGTGGGATTAGTAGCTGACGCTTGTTCTTCCTTCTGTGTTAACACAGAAAAGGGTGTTTTCAGTATAATTGTATTTGACATATTTTAACCCTCATTATATTAGGACGTTTAGAAGTGGGTTTTGGTACATTTTTGTACCAAAACCCACTATTTTCCTTTATTCTTCAGTTTTTTGGGGTTTACGAACCACTACTTTAGGGGATTTTTCTCCCTTATTTTGACCAAGTGCTGGATCGGGGGTGTTTTTAGTCCCGCCGATTGAAGGGCTAGAAAAAGGTACTTGTGGATTAGAATCGATACCATATTCTTTGTATAAATCCTCTTCTTCTGCTCTATTAATTAGTTCGTTTTCAAAATCAAACCCAGCTAAATCGTCCCAAGTTGTCTTAGATAGTGCGCCATTGTTGTAATAAGTTTCACCCATTGTGGCTAATTTTGCAGGATCGTATAGCTTAATCGGTGGCATAGATGGGGTAGCACAATGTTGAAAATTGTTTTTCTCCATCATTTTCTTAAACATATATTCAATAAATGGTAATAATTCATCACGCAAATTTCGCATAACTTCAGTTGGTGGTAAAAGTGCAAACTCAGCCTGTGAGGTAGCACTCTTAGTAGTCTCACCAGAAGTAATAATGCCTGGAATACCAAGCGCATATAAAATATCATTATTAACAGCTATGTATTTAGATGAATCAAGCATGGCTTTAGTGTCGGGGTGAATCCACTCAATATTTAAGGTATGGTTACTGAACAACTGAAATACCCGTTCGATATTGTCTGGTTGTGAACGCCATAACATTTGCTGACGTAGCTCTTCTAATAATGGCTGATCATCTTCAGTTAATGGAAATTTATCATTGCCAAGAGTTACTTTCTGAATAGCAGAAATAACACGGGCGGCAATCGCATAGTCCATTTTCTTTAAATTGCGTTTATGTTGTAATGATTCTAAGGCAGGCAATAAGTAAGGGGTTGGATAGAGTTCATCGCTTCCTAGATTACGTCGGATTACATAAGCGTCTTGTAACCAGATTTCAGTTTCACCTGCACGAACACGCTTTACATAGTCTGGGTAATCTTGTACAAGTTGTTTATAAAGTTCAGGGTCTTTCTTGCCGTCGGGATAAACTCCCCCGGAATTGATAAATTGAATATCTTCACCCGGAATCTTAACAAAAACTCGAACCTCAGTTGGAATAGGTGTCTTTTTTAACGTTAAGGTTGAGGGATTTCTAGCCCACATGGTTTGAGGTAGCCAGTAACGCTTATTTGGCCGACTCTTCATGTTTAATTCTTTACCTGGTTTTTGTACCCAAGTAATTTCAGGAACTACTAAACCAGATACCAGGTATTCGCGTGCCAATGTTTTTAAGCCAGCTAAAACAACTTCTTTGGTTTGTGCATAAACAGCGTATTCCTCGTCAGAACACTGTTCACGCTTAGGGCGAAATCCATTAAAGGCTAATTCAATTTGTTTATTAATTGCCCCAGATGCTACGGGATCATATTTAGCAAAAAATCTGCATAAAATAAGTTGTTTATCCCACCCATCTGTAACTTTCATCTTATCAGGGTTCATCCCTGAATAACCGCCTGCATTGCCCCAGACAGGCAGTAATTCTTGTCCAGCGGAGGCAAGTACAAGCATGTGTACAGGTTTAGTTTCCTGTTGATTGTCTTCGTTCGTCATATTGTTCCACTCTCTTTAGTGATTGTTGATAGATTGTGGGGTCTTGTTCAATACAAATATATTGTCGATTGAGCTCAAGGGCCGCCACTGCTAATGTTCCACTCCCGGATGCATTATCAAGTACAACATCATTCGGGTTAGAATATGTATTAATTAAATATTTTACCAACCCTAGTGGTTTTTGAGTTGGGTGTAGATATTTAGTTTCTTTATCGTAATGCAACACGGACTTAGGATAATTAGTCCATGTTGATTTAATTACCATACCATTTTGATTCGCCCGTTGTCCTAGATAACGACCTCGTGTAAAATGACCAATTTTAACAGTGTGGGGAGATTCTATTAATCCTTGAGGATTATAAATCATATTTCTGGGACTTCTATTTGCCACTGTTCCTTTAGAAAATACTAAAATATTTTCATGAATTCGCATTGGCTGAGTTTTAACAGTTTGATAGCCAGTAGCTTTATTTTTATACCAAATCCACTCGTATTTAAATAAATCTAAGGCGTGGGTTATTAATAATGAACTAAATGGCTGTGCACCAAAAAGAACAATAGCACCACGCGGCTTAATTAAACGTCGGTATTCTTTCCAAAGTAGGTCTAGATTAATTACCGAATCCCATCGACATTCTGTAGTCCCATATGGTAAGTCACAAATAATCGCATCAATAGATTCATCAGCTAATTGAGGTAAGATTTCCAAACAATCAGCATTAGTTATTTTATTTAGGTATTCCATATAAATCTCCTAAATAATTTAACATCATTTTGTCTGGTTACTAACTCATGTTCCTGCCACCAAGCAGTTAAGGCACAGCAAAGTGCTTGCGTGTTGTGATCCTCACCCTTGTTTTTACCATCTAATGACTCTACGTAAAACTTTAATTCGCCGGTATCGGTTCGAGTATAACTTGTTCGTTCTAATTCAGAAATCATTTCCTCATCTTTTTCTGAAAAAACTATTTCCTTATTATTAACGATGGTTTGTAAGTATTGCATAGCAAATTGTTTAGTGCGTGTTTCAAGTGGTTCACCTTCATCGTCTTCAGCAATTTTAGTACGGCCACCAAATTGAATTGGTTTAATAACTTTTTTAAAGTTTTTAACACTATATTGTACGTCTGCTACTAAATGCTGAATAACACTTTTACCAATATTTCCTTCATCGATGCCTATGATGGAAGGGTGGTATTTGCTATCTAATAAATCAATTAACCGTTCTTGTTCAGGATATTCTAATTGGTGAATCACTAATCTTGTTAGAATATACCACTTATCCCGAACTCGATATAAAACTTGTATAACAGTGGGATCGGTGTAACCTAAGTCGATACCAAATACTACATCTTCAGTATAAGGTGGTAAGGACGGTAACGAGGCCAATAATTTATACGAAAATTGAGAATCTGCAATAAATTCCGCCCCTTTGTGCCGTGACACATGCGTTTCATAAGATTCAATTGCCATAGAACTGCGCTCAAACATGGTAAATACGGGTGTCCCATGTTCACCAAGAACCATGTGAATATAGTCTTGCGAAGTAGTACCTCTAAACTGTTTAGCGTTACGTACCTCGTCTTTGTTTGAGTAACGCGGGTTCATATGAGCTGAAACGCGGTGTTTATTATATTCTGAATCAATTTGATCCGCATAATACAATACACTGCGTTCACGTTTGCCATCTGGTACACCGGCCACCATTAGTTGATGTCCAGCTTGAAAGGTATTCAGAGTTGGCATCAATTCTATAAAAGTACCCCACGGATAAAAAGCAGCTTCATCCAATAAAATAAATGGGATGTGCAAGCCGACAACATTAGCACCACTACCTGTCATACCAGCAATTCGACAATCAAGTACAAAGCGATTTTTCAATCTAATTGTATAATTGGCGAGATTGATGCTTCCTTTGTCTATGTAGTATTGTAATAGGGGGTGTCCTCGTAACCATTTAACAATTTTCATAAATGGTGGGTCTAAATGTACACGATTAGGGACGGTAAAAAGTAATGACTCTTCATAAAAATTATTTAAAGCATACCAAATAATTTTATCAACCAGTGACTCAGTTTTACCAATAGCCCGTGCCGTACACAACACCACAAAATGTCCAAAATCACAAAGAATTTCTTTTTGATAACTAGAATGAACCCATTTATCATCCTCGTCTCTGGACATATTACGAATAAGCTCGGCACACCAAACTGGATGGCGAATTAACTCTACAAGTGCCAATTCATCTGGTGATAGCCGTTCTCTAATCATCGGTAAAAACCCCTATAATCATTGATTCAGTAGCTGCGTTACTGTCACTACGTTCTGAAATAGTAATTTCTGACCCATCATCTGCCATAGCTGCAAAAAGATTTTGAATCATAGTTGCCATAACTTTAGTATAAGCAGTAGCTAGTACAATTTTATCAACTCCTGCATATTCTGGATGTTTTTCAAGAAGTAGTGGAGTTACTTTAATAATAATATCATAATACATTCTAACCATTCCTTAAAATAGTTGCTTATATAAATTTAACATGATTTTTTTCCAAGAAAAAGTGTCATGTACATATTTAATTGTTTCAAGTGACAGCGGGGTATATTCTGCATTAAAAATAGCAGTTAGTTGCTCACTAATATTCCCCGACATATCAATAAATAGTGCAAAATCTTTATAAAAATCTCGGTAGGTTTCCAAGTCAGGGACAATTGGAGTTGCACCGCACATTGCCCCCTCAACACACATCATTTCAAATCCTTCAATAGTACGAAGTCCGGTAACATATTGCGTTTTACGCAAATAATCTGCTAACGAAGTAATCGGCATATAAGACAAAAACTGGTAATGTTTTTTATTCCATTTAAAATCTTCTCCGGTATGGAACATTACCGAGTTAGATGCAACACACGCATCATGCACCATATCTAAACACTCCGTTAATAATACATGTCCGGTGGTAAATACCTTTAGAGGGTGTGTGCCATCAAGTAACGGATAGAAAATACCAGGTTCCGCACCAAGCGGAGTTCTAATAAAGTTAATTGGATTTGTACTATATTTTGGTAAATCATAATACGAAACCGTAGCATAACTATTATTCCACATTTTTTGCCAATCAGCGGGGTTTAAATCAGTAGTTAAATAACATGCTTGAAAATTAATAACTTTATTTTGTGGTAAAGTAAAAAATTTATCAAATTCGCTTTGTCCAATAGTATACAAAAGAATATAATCAGCGGCGTCAGTATCATCTACCCATTCGACATTAGGAAAATGGTGATGAAATGCCACGCTAATATTAGTAAAAGCCTTGCCAAAATCGGGATTAAGAATTTCCTTGATCTTCATGTTAAACCTTTCTTGTTAAATTTATATAGGTTGGCTCATTTGTTAATAAAAATCTAGGAAACAAATTTGCCACATCTTCTTTATTCAATGGATATTCAATTTTAATATTACGTAAGGGGGCGATAATTTCTAGATCATCAATTGCCCAGTGTGAAATTCCGTCATGTAAATAATCTTTACCTCTACCTGCCCCAATCAATTTAACTGGACTACTTTCATAGTTGATATATGTTCTTAAAGTTTCAAAGCCACGATATAATAAAAATGGAGTAATCGAGTAAAGTACGGGAATTTTTCCAGAAAGGGTTAAACCCACGCCCATATCCAACATGGATTGTTCTGCAGCTCCTATATTAAAAAACCTATCTGGAAACTTTACACTGATTTGATCAAACATTTTATAACCCAAATCAGCCGTCAGTACAAAAATGTCTTTATTTGTTTCCATTTCTTTATAAAGTAATTTAGCAAATAACGCTCTCATATTCTTCCTTAGTTAAAACATGATAATGAGCATCCATACCAATCAAAAATGGATATTGATTTACATCTGTGATGTATATTTTTATATTGTTTTGCATGTGGGGAACATGGGCTAAAAGCATTTGAACTAAATTATTTGAATTTATTTGTCGGTAAGCCCCCCAACCGTTAATATTAATATAAATAAATAAGTTATCTAAATGTAAATCTTCAAAAATATTTAGGGATTCCCAGATACTACCTTCAGCACACTCCCCATCTGAAACCAAACAATAAACATTTTTACGTCTATCTGCGAGAGCCATGCCAATTGCAATTGGTAATCCATGTCCCAAACTTCCTGCGGAACAATCCAAATGACAGGATTCACAACGATCTGGATGAACTCCATGATGTAAAAATTTCTCTTCCGCATCTCCAAGACCATATTTCTCTAGAACTACATATAAGGCCAATCCTGCGTGTCCACTAGAAAGAATAAACTTTTCATCTGGTTTCTTAATACTAAAAATATGGTCAATAATATCAACAGCAGTTAATACAGACCCTAAATGACTGAGATTGTATTTGTAACTAATTTCCAGAATTCTATCTTGTAAAGTTAGCATAGAGAGTCTCGTGATTTAATTGATTTACTAGATAACCATTATTCAGGAATAATTTTCTAATTATTTCCAAATTCTGCTGTTGAGAAAATCCAGTAGTCGGATGAACTTCAACTACCCATTCTTTAATTCTTCCCAAAGTTCTAGAGAGAAAATCCTGAGTAATTAATTTCATTTCCCCACCCTCAATATCACATTTAATAAAAATTGGTTTCTGATTACAATCAATTAAACTTCTCATAATGCCTATACCCTTCCATATCAGTCTTTACGTATCCAAATCCATTTTTCTCATAGAACTGAATAGCGTGTTCATTATCTGATAAAACTCTTAAAGTAATCTTCTTGTAGGGAGCAATTAATAAATTCAAGGCTTCTGTCATAGACCCTTTATAAATATTTATTCCTCTGGACACATCACATAACTCAGCAGAATCTACTTCTATATTAGTTAGACCAATAGTACCAATAATAGTCCCGTCTACCCATACCCAATACAGAGCTCTTTTTGGATTATTTAATACATAATCTTCCAACCAGGCAGTAATACTTTCGATAGTGATTTCATAATTACCTTTATATGCAAACCTATTTTTGATTCTCCATTCAGATAATCTTTTTAGAGATTCGTGAGAATATGTGTCTACTTCTGTAACTAATTTTAATGCAAGCATGTTCTTAGAAACTCACAAATATAATCTATTTCTGCTTTAGTTCTTTGAACTCCTGATGGTAAACTTATACCAGAAAATCCAATTCTATGTGCTTCTGGTGTCCAGACTTCCTGATACATGGGAAAATAACTAATTGGAAAGAAAAATGGTCTAGAATCAATTCCATTCTCTTTTAGAGTTCTCATTACCATTTTCCTATCATAATCTCCAATAATAGAAGTCATCCATTTATTAGTTCTGCAATATTTTTGCTCATAATTTAATTCCAAATCTAGGTCTTGTAGACCTTCTTGATACCAATTAAATATCTCACGTTTTCTATCTACAAACTTCTCAATTCTTTCTATCTGGGCTAAACCGAAAGCACAGTTCATATTGGGTAAATCAAATGAGTAACCAATATCTTCTTGAAAGAATCTGTAAGGTAGGGATTTATTTTCACCATGGTCTGCTAAAAATTCCATTTGATTATATAAATCTTCATTATCTGTGACTAACATACCACCAAAGCCAGTAGTCATAATCTTAGCGCCATGAAAACTAAAACAGCCAAAATCCCCAAAAGTTCCAGCATGTCTGCCGTGATATAAAGACCCAACAGCCGGACAGGCATCCTCAACTACAAATAGTCCATAGTTATTGGCTATTGTAATTATTTCATTCATCTTTGGGGAATTACCATATAACCAAACTGGCATCACTGCTTTAGTTTTTGGAGTAATTGACTTCTCAAACGCTTCTGGACTTATACACCAGGTTTCGTCTACATCTACAAATACCGGAGTAGCCCCTAATAGTTTAATGACATCTGAACAGGCAAAATAGGTAATATCTGGGAGAATTACTTCGTCTCCTGGCCCAATACCTAAAGTAGCACAGGCTAAAGTAAGTGCCTGTGTACCACCAGATACAGAACGAGCATACTTAGCTCCCACATATTTCGCAAAAGCCTTTTCAAATAATTTAATATATTTATTAGCTTCTGAATCCCAACCATTTAAAACTGCATCCTGCACATACTTCTTTTCATTTCCTGACCGATCAATTCCACCTACATAAATCATTGTTGTGTCCTTTCTATAAAATAAGTCAATCTATCCTGAAAAGTATCAAATAACTTTAAATATCTTTCTCTGACAACTTGACTATTCATTGTACTCTGGGCTAATTGAGTTTCCTCAACTCCCCATCCCAATCCTTCCCAACCAGTTTCATGCTTTAAATATCTTTCTTTAGTATATTCTCCATTAGGAATAATAATGGTTGGACAACCACACAATCGAGCAATATCGGTCATGCCTGTAATATTATCAAAACTATAAAAAAGTTCCGCATGGTTAAAAATCTCTGCCAATTGCTGTTGATTATGCGTAGTTTCACGAGTAATTTTTTTAGCAGTTGCCAACTCTGGAAAAGATTTAACAGCAGCTTTACCGTCATAATAAATAATTCCACTGCGAGGAAGATGTTGATCTTGAAAAATATCCGTATTTAAAACTGGTAACCACATGATATGTTCTGGTGGTAGATTAAAATCATTAAAAAGTTCGCTGAAAGCAAAAATAATAACTTCAGGATCGTAGGAACGGGGGCCGCCTAGTTTACCTGCGTTATTTAAAACGTAGCGAACAATTTGCTTGGCGTTAAATGGATTACCATCTACAATTTCTGGATAGATGGCGATAAATTCGTTCGTATCAAAATTCCAAAGTGGGGTATTCCATTCAGGATTAATATCCGGTGTATTTAAATAAGCTTCAATCCCTGAACGTTGATTTAATTCATGGCATAAGCGGTGCATTACAACAACTCCGCCA